TTACTTCAATAAATTCTATGCCATCATTATTCATAAAGAAATCCTCAAAATTCATTTCTATTTCTTTTCTCAATGTTGATTTGCTTTCCTCCATTACAGCGTGTAAAGATTCGGTTTGTATTTCATCCTTGGTAAAAACCATGCGCGATTTGCTAAAGTCTATTGCAGGCAATTGTATAAGATATTTAAGAAACTTTGGAATCTCGTTAAACAAATCGTTTTCAATGTTAGTGTTTTTTTTGCCTTTAATAAGTTTAATTTTGCGCACCCAAAAGCGGATTTCCTCTTCATCAATTCGCATAAAGTCAGATTCTTTATTGGTGCAAAAAATAACTTTTCCAAAAAATGGCACACTATAATGACTAACAAACTTTTGTGAAACCGACATTGTTTTGGCAGTTGCAATTGATTTTAACTTTTCAATTGCGTGTTGTTTATCGATGGTCGTTTCATCAATCATAATAATGTTTTTTGTCGCGTAAGCATCATTAAAGTTACTTGTAAGGTCACTTGGGTTAATAAGTGTAGTATTTTCTCCAAACAACATTTGAATCCAATTAAGAAAAGTTGTTTTACCTGTTTCTCGCTCGGTAGAAACAAGTGCTAATACTGGCAATATTTGGCGCGGATATTCGTAAAGTATTTTCATATACTTCAAACCAAGCTCCCATTGCTCACCAAAAATGTGGTGTATTAATCCCATAGTTACGGGTATATCGTTTTGGTTAACCTCATCAATAACGAATTTATGCGAAAACTTTGCGTAAAGGTTATAACAGTTGTTAAGCACTGGAGTATATTCGACATTGTCGGGGTAAATAGTAAAGTCATCAAACTTGTAAATCATTCCGAGTAATTGTTTGCCATGGTCTTGCTTTATTTCATCTTTTTTCCAAGGTTTAAGAAGTGTGTTTTCAGATTTGTATCTGTCTTTTTTGGCTATAACTTTAAAGTAATCAGTTCCCACCCTAATATAAGGTATATCAGATTTCATTATTTCAAAATTAACATAAGACATTGCAGCAAATGAATCGCCTTGGAATTTAACTGCGGCTAAAACCATGAATTTAGAAACCTTGGCCCCAACACCGAGTCGGTAACTATTTTTTTTCATCACATCAATAGTGTTTAACTTATTGAGAATGAAAGTCGGTTTATTAAGTTCCTGCGGATCTAAACTATCGGGATTAAGTAAGCACACTTCGGTTTCAGATTTTACGTTACATTGTTTTATGCCCTCAAATATTGACACAAATGAGCCAAAGAAGTTGAAGTAGTCCACCGCGTTAAGTAGCGGGTTTGATTCAGGTTTTTTAAATTTGTCGCTCATGCTTTTGTTAGATAAGTTGGTTGTGTAGTTCCTTTGTTAATCATTTCTTTACTTGTTTGCTTGTATATTGATGCCTTTTGCGATAGATAACCGTTGGCATCAATCATTTGCTGCATTGCATCAATAGCATGTTGTTGGTCAATATAACCAGCACCAACATAACCACCCATTAAGTAAGCTGCGGCCCTCAATTGTGGATGTCCATTGTCAACAATTACGTTTATTTTTTTTGCAATAATACGTTCTATTGTTGAAGTTTTGTCATCAATTATGTATTGTTTTACCGCAGGCCTAACTATTTCAATGTGTTTTGTTGACCAAGTTTGCGCATTGTTTCTGTGTAGAATGTCGGCATCGTAACTAATAAACATCGGTAGGATGCAGTTCTTTGGCGCGGTATCAAAACCATTATAACAGTTAAGGTGTCGCTCGATGCCTGCATAGTAGTGTTTAAATTCATCAACCGAAGTGCAAATCGGAATCTTAACTAAAGCCCTAACACCATGCCTTGAAGCGGATAACCACGCGGTTATGATGTATTTATATTCATTAAATAAATACTCTTTGAATTCAACTGCCACATCACTTGCTAAATGGTCAAAATCCAAAACAAGTAAGCCAGTCCAATGTTGAATATTAGAATACTTACGCGGCCCGTTAACGTAAACACATGGAGTAAATGAGTATAGCTTTGACTTTAATGCTTGCTTTTTGGCCATGTCTTTATTTTCCTCCGCAATCCTTATCTCCTCAAATACATTGCGGATGTCTTTTTTAGGTGTTCTAATAGCATTTATAAGATATTCAAGCGTAACACTACCTAATGGAGTGCTACGTTTGATATCGGCTTCGTAATAGTTGAAAATAGGATTCATTTGTTGTATGATTTAAATCTAACATAGTTTTGCGCCTTTCTCCAGTTTTCAATTATAAAACTACATTCAAATTTGTCATATTCTGAAAGAAAATTTTTTCGCTCTACTTGTCCATAAATCATTCCATCAAAAATCATATAATCTGAAGAAAAATCATCTACACATTTCATTAAAGCACTATAAATTTCATTATGTCTAAATTCATATGGATCATTTTCATAATAATTATATTGTGACATTAAACCCAATTTTAACAATTCATCACTATCAAAATAAAAAGGATTTTCATCTAATATTAAAAGATGGCACTTTTCATTTGCATAAGAACTTAATATATTTTTTTTAAATTTATTGTCAATCATTGTTGATGGTTTAACCTCAACTATAATTTTATTTGTTGCATAATGTTTACTTTTAGTATAAATAATAAAGTCAGGAATCCTTCCATTTATTTCCATTGGTTCATATTGCCATTGCCATCCAGTCAAATCAAAAAAACAAGCCCATTTAGCTTCTAATAAAGACCTAAATTGTATGCCATTATAAACAGTTTCTTTTGGTTTTATATCATATTTATTCATTTTTTCGCAGTATTAAGTTTATTGTACTCGGTTTGATTGTAATTAAAGCCATCCACTACCATTGCTTTTTGGATTGCATGATAAATTGTTTCGGCCCATGTTGGCAATACTTTCCCACTTGGGGATTTTACTAAAAATATTTTCATAACTGTTAAAATTAAAAAAGCCCTTAAAGATTTGCAAGGGGTCTCACTTCCTTGCGCCTCTATAAGGGCCAATATTGTTATGTTTCTATAATGTGAGACCGAAACAACTTTGTAAAATTAATGAATCTTTCCCAAAGTAGCAACTATTTTTTTATCGTATTCCTCCAACCATTCGCGACATTGAATGACGCGCTGAATAATTAACTGCTCAATAGTAACATCGCGTTGCACCTGATAAGCCACCCAACGCTCGTTATCAGGCAAGTCATCATAAACAACTTCTCCTTCGTAATTAGCTTCCTCTGGTGTGTTCATTAGTCCATGAAAAACTATAAACGTAGGTCGCTCATAAAGCGCCATATAACCTCTACCTTGCCACTCATAATCGCTATTCATTCCCTCAATAGCTTGTTGCTGCAATGTTTTACGTGACCAAGCCGCCTTAACATCAACAATTAAGTGATTAGTGATTACATCGCAAGTGCCAACCATCCATTCGTTGTGCACAGTTACTTCGTTTTTTTCGGCCATACCCAAACCGATTTGCTCGGCCATAAAGTCTATAAGGTCAATCTCAACAAGGTTACCTTTCATAATGTACTTTGAATGTATTTGTTCGCGGTCATTGGCATACCACTCCATTAAGAATGTTTTGCAGGTTGCTGAAAGCTCTCCTTTAACTTTCGCGTTGCTCATGATTTTACCTATCTGTGAGCAATGTATTTTAAATATCTTATCCATTTGTCAATTGAGCCTCCACCTCGTTAGTAACATTATATTTTTTCTTTATTGCATCAATCGTAACCGATCCTGCTGCGATTGCCGCTTTGGCCTTTTCGATTGCTTCACCGCTTAATGTCGGTTTGGTAACTGGCTTGGTTGATACCCTTACCGCATCGTGCATCTCACCGAATGCTCTAACCTTTTCGGTTGTTAATACTATTTGTTTGTTTGCCCAATCCTCGATAAATGGGCTGCCTAATAGCTTTGAAATGCGCTTTAAGTTGGTAGCGTTAGCCACCATCGGTTTGCATTCGGCAAAATGCACGATGCAGCATTCTGATTCGCCACCTTTCCCATCGTGTACTTTTTCTTTGTCAACTTTGGTTATTGTAACTGTCTTGTCTGCATCGGTTAAATCCCACCCACCGATATAATTTGGGTTGCGTAATTTTTTGAAATGTGTTTTTTGTGTGTTCATGTTAGTTATGTATTAAGGGTTAAAATTAAAATGGCAATCCATCATCTTCAACTGGCTTTGCATAGCTTGCTTGTGGGTCTTCAGTTTGTGTAAACGGATTCGCATCTACTTTCCAACACGCAATCGTATTAAACACCTTAACTTCACCTTTCGGTGATGTCCACTCGCGCCCACGAATATTGATGTGAGCCTCAATGTCTTGACCTACTGAAAGCGAATCTGCTATTGAGCAGGCTTTTTGTTGCAATTCAACTGATACTATTTGTGGATATTGGTCTGCGGTGGTGAGGATTAGTTCCCTCTTGGAGAATTTTCCATCACTTACTGATACTGTTGCGCCTATGCGCTTGATTGTTCCTTTGATTGTCATAATTGTTTATTTATTTGTTTTTGTGTAAATACTCTGTTAATACCATTGATAAGAATGAGGTGTGCGGAATGTAATCGTTAAATTGTAAGTTGATTTCGTGCTTGTCATTAGATACTGCAAGGTCACATAGTTGCATTGTCCAGAATGCATCTTTAAGTTCGATTGAAGCAGTTATTTCTCCATCTTTATTCCATACATAGAACGTTTCGCTTTCTGATTCATATTCTATACGCTCTTTAGAATTTTCGATTTGCCACGTTGTAAGTGTAGACACCTTTGTTATTACGTTTATTGAGTTCATTGTTAGTTGTTATTAGGTTTGTAATTATCTTAAATTATTTGCTTGTTTGCACTCGTTGTAAAGACTGATAAATGCTTGTTTCTTTGTCTTATAATAGCTATCGTGATTGATACCATCATTGTCATCCATAATTCTATCAGTTGCGCTGGTGTTAGTAGATGTGCATTTGTATTCTTTACCTCTGAATGTGATAACTACTCTTTGGTGTCCGTAACCAGAGAAACCGAAAGATACTTTTTTTGTTAATTGTGTTGTGTTCATTTTGTTAGTTTTTAAAATTAGTAATTGTTATTTGTTGGGACAAATGTAACTATACTTTTTAAACCTACAAATTTATTTTATGCTTTTAACAAATTTTAACATATCTCTTTGCAAGATTATAGACTTTAAAATGTTGTGGTTTCCAGTTTGCGACACGATTTCGCAATATATTCTTCACCTGCTCTTGAGTCATAAAGCATTTCTCACCAATGGTCACGAATGCTCCTTTACCAGCATTTCTGCCATAGGTCTGCACTCGTTCAAGGTTTATTTGCTTGATAGCATCGTAAATTTCTTGTAGTTGTTCGGGGTTTGGTTTATTCATCATAGTTCTGACATTATTAATATTTCGTTTGTATTCATTTTTTTAGCTTTCCTTATGGCCATGTAAATGTTATTCGCTATTCTTTGTTTAAATTCTATTGCAGCCTGGACAGTTGCGAAATCTTCGCTCCAGTCTTCAGCAATTTTGGATTTGTTTTTCAATCTCTCTACTATGCCCGAAATTATACTGGTTATTTCGTGTATTTTGATACCGAAAACCATAGCACATTCCACCGATGTTAAACCACTATTATACTTGAGCCAAACATCCCAATGCTCTTGCGTTATAGTTGCAGGCTTCGGAACGTGAATGTAACTGTCACAAATTGCTCTTCCAAGTTTGCGTTTAGTTTTAGTTTTTTGCATTTTCCAAATTGAATTTTAGTAATACAAGTGCAGAATGTATGGCCTCTGCATTATGACCTTTGTATTTTAATATTGAGCCACGTTTTGGCTCTGTTGCATTCGGGTTTGGTTTGTAACCAAAGAGTAAGCGTTGAATTAATGCTTTCATTTGTTTTGTTTGTTAGTTTATATTAAAATAATTCTATTATATAATCGAATTCCATACCAAATTCCATTTCTTTTCCATTTTTTAATTGAACCAAAATACTATTTCTTATTGTTTTTACTGAACTAATTTGATTAATTAATAAATAACCTCCTTTATAATCTATAACACCAGATTTAATTGCCTTAAATTTTTTAAGAAGGTTATAATATTTTGTTTCATAGTAATCTTTATTTTCTTTACTATATGAAATAAGATAATCGTATTTATTAATAATATCACTTACTTTTTTTCTTGCAGTTTTATTTGTTAGTTTTTTTGTAGCAGCAGGAATTTTTAATAATTCTCTTTCAAAATCATCCCTAAATAATTTTTTTGTTTCTGTTTGTGTTTCCATTTGTTAGTTTTTTAATTTTGGCAAACCTACTATAAATTTTTATTAAAACAAAATTTCTATTTAATTATTTTATTTTTATCTTTGTCAAAATTTAAAACTAAATAACTATGAAAACAACAACATTAACATTAATTTGGGATTACGAAGAAGATGATCGCGAAAACAACATTAGAGGTGGCTGGGTGCTAATTGATGCCACCAACGGAAATAAACAAGTGCATTTAAGCGCAAAATTAGAAGAACTATTGAATGAAGAATTAAATCCCGAAAACTTATAACTATGAAAACAAAACCATCACTTATCCTATGGGCATTATCAGCCCTATTTATGTCCTTTTGGGCAATCAAATTCGCAATGACTGGAGTATTCTTTGGAAATTCCGAGTTACTTACCTTTACTTTATCCTTTTGCGCCTCGCTAACAAGTGCGGTGTGTGGCGCTGGCTTTATGCAGCAGTGGTTGAAAAAATGAAACTGCTATACAAACCAACAAATCTATCCTGCGAATTTGTTATTTCTGATTTCGCGAAAAGCGAAGGAGTGCAAAAGGTTATAGGCTTCTCACGCGGTTGGCATCATTGGAATAGCATTAGGTTAGGCATTCGCAAGGAGGAAAACTATTGTGTGTTGTATTTCTATGCGTATATTAAGGGTCAGCGCATTATTCAACGGTTAGGTAGATACCAAATCGGTGAGAAAGTTAAGGTTAGATTGCATTGGGGTTATTATATCGAATGCAAAGCCAACGATGGCTATGCTTTTAGAGTCGCGCCAAAGTGTTCGTTTCCGATTGGCTACCAACTTTATCCTTATGCTGAAAAAGATGGTGTAGAGGGCATAGAAGTGCCTTTAAATATTGAAATAATTAATTTAAAAATTGATTAAGATGGAAGCAAAAGAGAAAGCAGAAGAATGCGCTTGTTATGGATCAAATCAAATACACGAATGTTATTGTAATTTAAATCAAAATAATATGAAACAAACCGCAGTAGAATGGTTGTATAGAATGCTTTGGAAAAAACATGATTTTTTAATTCCAAGAAGTGTTTATGAAGAAGCAAAAGAAATGGAAAAAAAGCATATTGAAGATGCTTGGATAAATGGAATGAAATCTAATCAAAATAATTTTCAAGGGATATGAAACCAAAAGATGAAACCAAGCCCTTTGAGAGCAGGCTATTAGAAGACCTACACCCAACACTTGCCAACGCATATAAGAAAGCCGAAGCGCAGTTTAACGCTATTCACAATGATGTTCACGTTATTATTGTATGCACTTACAGAAACAACGCAATGCAGGAAGTTTATTTTCATAAGCGCCCAAAGATAACTAACGCTCGTGCCGGTCAATCACCGCACAATTATTATCCATCTCGTGCTTTCGATATAGCTTTTGTCAAGGTTGGTAAACGTGAACTTGATTACTCTGCAAAACATTTTAAAGAATTTTGGGAGATGTTGCAAATACATAGTAATAAGTTGACTTGGGGTGGCAATTTTAAATCATTTAAAGATTTACCGCACGTGGAGCTTACTAACTGGAAAATGACAATAGTATGACACGAAACACACGCTACACTAATGGTAACGAAATAATTACCTTTGTTAAGATTGATTTTATTGTAATCGGTGGTCGCAAGATAGACCACGTTTATTTTAGGCGCAAGGATAAACACGATTTGATTATGCCTTTGGTCGAATGGAATATTAAGGGTAAATTTGAGTGGGAAATAATTAATTAACGATTTGCAGCTAAACGAGGTGGCTGATTAATACCTCTAAACTTAATACGAAGAACAATGGATGAAAGAGATTACAAAGCTATGAACGAAGAACTGAACCAGCCATCTTGTTTAGGTGCTGTTATAAGCTGGGTGGCGGCTTCGGAAAAATTGCCATCAGTAGAACAAAACGGCAACAAAGTTTTGATTTATAGAATAATGAATGATAGCCAAGAAAGTTTGGCAATTTCTATACACGAAACTTCAATGGTAAAGTATTGCAATGTAGATGAAACTTGGTGGATGGAACTTCCAAAGCCACCTTGCTTATAACTAACATATATGCGCTACATTTACACGCTTATACAACAACACCAAAAAATATGAATCTAAAACAAAAATACCGCAGCCCCGACAACAAGCAGTTAAAGAAGATTGCAGACTACTTAATTTACGTTCTATTGCCTTTCATTCAAACATCTTTAGCACTCGCAGAAACGCAAGGTCTAATCAGTTTAAGGCAAGCGTTTTGGGGTGGCTTGGCAGCTACGTTCTTGTTGATTAATACTAAATTCTTAACTAAATTCACAACCGAAAAACCTATTAGAACTGCGGTTATTGATGGTGATGGGTGCTAACAACAACAATATGAAACCACACCACCAAATTATCACATTCGCAGCCCTATGTTTACTATTAATTATAGGTCTTAACCATTGCGCAAAGGAGAAACCAAAACCGATTCCATTCGATTATAAAACAGAAGCGGAAATGATAAAAAAACAATTTGGAATTGAGCAGGCTATATTGCTCAATCAGTTGGAAGCAGTCAACCGAAGATTGCAAGTTGCTAATGATGCAAAAGATAGCATTAGAAAGCGTGAAATATCTTTAAGCAACACTAATATAGCTTTGATGAAAAAGCTACGTAATACGCTGCCAAAAGAATGCGATACAGTCTTTGTATTGTGCGATGAGATAATCAATGTTAAAGATAGCAGTTATGCAGCGTTATTTAATGCGTTTCAAGTTTGTGATTCGGTTTCAACTATTAAGGATAGTTTAATAGTTAACTACAAAGCGGAAAACGTAACCGATAGTACGTTGTTAGTGATTAGCAAACAAGAAACCAAACAACAAAGAAGAGGCAAGGTTGCAGCGTGGTGTGTTGGTGGTGCAATGTTTATGTTGTGGTTGTTTGTAGGATTAAAATAAATTATTACTTTTGCCACGTTGTGTAGGAGCAACGAAACGAAATTTTAACAAAAGCCTTGACTGGTGCGACCTCCTACTCGCATTGGTTGGGGTTTTTTAATTTAAAAGAAATATGAATGTAGTATCATTATTTAACGGAATGAATACCGGAAGACAAGCTTTAGAAAATATCGGTATTAAAGTAAACAAGTATTATTCAAGTGAAATTAAACCTTATGCAATACAATTAACACAACACCATTTTCCCGACACTATTCAAGTTGGAGATGTTACAAAATGGAAAGAATGGGATATTGATTGGAAAAGCATTGATTTAATTTTAAGCGGCTCGCCTTGTCAAGATTTAAGTGGAGCTGGTAAACGTGCAGGAATTAATGGAAGTAAATCTTCTTTATTCTTTGTGTTTGTAGAAATTTTAGAACACATTAAATCACTTAATCCTAAAGTTTTATTTTTGCAAGAAAATGTAGGTAGTGCAAATAAATTAGATGTAGGTATTATGAGTAGAGCTTTAGGAGTTTACCCTGTCAGAATAAATAGTAGTTTACTTACTGCTCAATTAAGAGATAGGTATTATTGGAGTAATATAAGAACAAGACAAGACGGAATGTTTGGCGATATTATTACTGATATTCCACAACCAAAAGACAAAGGAATAATGTTTAAGGATATTATTACTGAAGGTATAGTTGAAAGAGTTAAAGCTTTAGCATTATTAGAATCTGAAAGCAGAGTATGTACAAGCCAAAAATCAATAAAAAAAAGAGCAAAAAAACAATTTATAAATATTGTATATCAAATTAATTCATCAAAAGAAAGTGGTGGCAAACAACCATATATGCAAAACAGAATTTATGATGTTAAAGGAAAATCAGTAGCACTTACTGAATGTATGGCTAATAAAATTAAATATCAAACAGAAGATAAAATAGTAAGAACAGTAAACAAAATTGAAATGTGCAGATTACAAGGTTTCCCCGATAATTATTGCGATATACTTACAACTGCAAAAGCAGGCAGCTTATTAGGAGATGGTTGGACATTACCAATTATAGAACATATTTTGTCATTTGCAAAGTTTTAGTATCTTTGCAGAGTTCAATGTTAGTTAGGTCATAGCCCTTGCAGAAATGTGAGGGCTTTGTTATTTGTATGAATAAATCACTATCTTTGCTCAATGGAAGCAACATTGAAATTTAATCTACCCGATGACAAAGGAGATTTTGAATTAGCAGTCAAAGCAAGTGCTATGTACTGTGTTTTGTGGGATTTCAAACAATTTATGCGTGATGAAATCAAGTATAATGGCAACCTAACCGACAAGGAATACGAATTAGCAGAAAGATTCCAAGAAAAATTCTTTGAGATATTGCAGGACAACGCAATTTCGTTAGATTAACACCATAAATCATATGCCACAAGTTACTTTGGAATTCTGTAAATACGATTCGATTGTAGCTGAAATGATGCAGGAGGGCTTGGCTTGCTCCGAAATCGTTGCTAAAATATTAAATACAACTGCAACCAGAGAGCAAGACCCGAAAGTAAGGTCATTTAGGCGCTATATTGAACGGCATAAAAAGAGAATACTGGACCAACACGAGGGAATTTATAATGCCACAAACAATTTAGATGTGCCGAATACCTCCACAAAGAATATGTGGATAAAGAATAAAGAAGCATCTTTGTTTGTTGTTAATCCTAACTACAAAAAGCCAGAGGAGGTTAAGGTTGAAGATATAGACTTTAAGAAATTATTTTCCGAAATAAAACCATTTGAGTATAAAAAAAATGCATCTGCAAACGAATGCCTATTTGACCGATTAGTATACACCGACACGCACATTGCAATGATGATTTCAGATTACTCACTTTATGGTGGCATCTGGAATGAGGATGAACTTTTTAAAATGTGTGACAAAATGATTTCGCACACCATTGCAAACCGAAAATCAAAAGTGTTGTACATAGATGAACTTGGTGACTTTCTTGATGGTTACGATGGGCAAACAGTTAGGAAAGGTCATAACTTACCGCAAAATATGGACAATCAAAAAGCGTTCGATGTGGGCTTAAGATTTAAAATAAAATTAGTGCAATCTCTTATTCCATATTACGATAAAATAATATGCCACAATGTATGTGAGGACAACCACGCTGGTAGCTTTGGTTATATTGTAAATTCTGCATTTAAGACTGCAATAGAAATGATGCTACCAAATGTTAGTGTTATTAATTTACGAAAGTTTATTGAATTCTATAAGGTTGGCAAATACATATTTGTTTTAAGTCACGGTAAGGATTCTGTCAGTTTAAAGTTTGGGTTTAAACCGAAGTTGGATAAGATTCAAGAAAATAAAATAGATAATTACTTGGATAGAAATGGTTTAAAAGGAATCATTGAATTTAGCAAAGGTGACTCTCATCAATATTTGTTTGACAATTCAACTGCCCAAAGATTTAACTATTACAATTACCCTGCATTAAGCCCATCTTCTGCTTGGGTGCAAATTAATTTCCAACAAGGCATTAGCGGATTTATCAGTTTCAATTACTATGAGGATAGAAAAGTAATCAATGAGTGCATTATTAATCACTCACTAACCACTAATTCAACCGATAATGGATAATACATCATTCATTATTATGGACTGCATACATTGTATTTATGAGAAGCAATTTGACAAGGATTTGTTAGAATATATTGACATCCCAACTAATGAATACAATGATGAGGTGTTTGTGTTTGATGTTAAAGAGGTTAGAATAAAGTATTTTTATTCTACTAAAACGCTTATTAAAGAAAAATTAAAAGATACTACTGTTATTGTGTTAACCGATGACAACGAACTATTAAGCAAATTAGAAATAACTGAATTTATCTTTATTTTTTTTAAGGATTATACAGAAAAATTAAAAGAATATTTTACCGAAAACAAAGAGTAATTATGAGCATTGCAGAAAGAGTAAACACCTACCCAACCAAGTATCAATATGGTTTTATTAAATCAGAAATAGAAACTTTATTGAAAGAATATCCGATTGACATCGAAAGGTTTAATCTATCAATGATGGGGCATACTTGTATGTTAATCGACAATGAAACAATATGGTATCATTGCGACATTATTAAGGCTATTAAATATAGTGTTAGAATGTATAAGTAAATTATTTTTGTTCATCAATGATACCCAGCGTAACTAACAAGGCTATCACACCACCCTTAAAAAAGCGACCTACATTCTTGACTATTGCTCTGTATTGATAAAGCATTGAAATAAGGTAAAAAAATAAAACAAATAAAACTAATATCAATGGTTTGAGTGCTACTATTTCTTGATTACTCATTCTTATTTTTCTTGGCTACACGATACGATGCCCACATCGAAACAATCAATGCGCCTAACTTTGCAAAGTCGTATATCGTATCGTAGATGCCGACTAAATTCATATTACCAAACCAGTCTGATGTCCACACTCCTGCTTGAATTATAACGCTTGTAATGATAACTAATATGCTATTGTCGGGTTGGTGGGAATGTATCATTATCTTTTAGGAAATGTTAGTGCCTCAATGGCGGTTTGTAACTCCTCTATTGTGTTGAATTCTGTGTCCGACAAATGTACTAATCTTATGCAATTGTCTAATTCCAAATGGCAGCAAGTTTCATCAATATAATCAAAGAAATTGCTTGTTACTTTATATCCGTTTATTATCATTTTAATTTAGTTTTATCATTACACCTACCGTTGAATCTGTTCCTGATGTGTTTTGGACTGCGCATATTAAATAGCCATCAATAGTCCAATTAATAGCAACTGTTGCAGGCCCTCCAGAGCCTGCTACCCATCCTACTGCTGAATTTCCCGTTGTATTTACTGTTCTTGTTGCATTTAAAGTTCCGTTAGCCACTTGAATCATTAACACCCTTACCATAGATGAATAAGTTGCACCAGCAGGCCCAGATGTGCCTAATAATATAGGACTTCCTGCTAAATCATTTGTTGTGTTCCAATACATTCTTATTGTAACATTACCACTTGAACCTGTTTTTAAAGCAGTTACCTCAATTTGTGGAGCATCATTTGCACCTCTTGAATTAGCAGGTATCAATAAACCTTTTGAATATTGGTTAGTAGTAACTCCAGTAATTGCAGTTCCATCAGCGCAATTTGCCAAAGTTTTAGCTTGTTTACTATTTATTTGCGTTTGAATCGCACTTGTTACACCACTTAAATAACCTAATTCCGTTGGTGTTGCTCCATTTATATTTTGAGCAGTTGTAATGTTTCCATTGGCACGATTAATAGCTATTGGGCTATCTATATAAGCTCCTGCATCATTATATCTTCTTAATTGAAAATCACCCCCACTATTTGCCCCACTTTCTATGCCATCAACACGTAATGCCCATCGTTGAAGATCATCAGTTCTAAAAGACAAAATTCTATTAACTCCATTATCTGCATCAATTTTTACTCGTGTAGTTGTAGCCCCCCCATCAATATGCAA